GCTTGCCATCTGAATGGCCTGCATAGGCGTTATTTCACCGGACGCAACAAGCGGGATAAGGTCATTCGCACCGCGCGTTTTTAGCCATTCCATCGTGACGTTGCGGCCCTGCGCGTCCTTGGCTTCCTGTTCCCTGCGCTGCCTGCTTTCTGCCGCAAACTTGCCCGCATTGCCCCAATTATTCGTGGCAAGCGATGTGCCAATGCCCATGAGAATATCAGGCAAAGCCGCCCTGAAGCGGGAGCCGAAATCCTTTGGCGCCGCTGCGGAATAATTCGGCAACTGCATGGGGGCCTGCTGTGGCTGGAATTGGCTTGTCATGCCGAGGCCAGCGCCGTGCTGCGAAAATAATGGGTTCATTTGCCTGCTGCGCCCCCTTCGCCTTTGGAGCCTTCCGAGTTCTGCCCGCTATAAAATCCAGTCACGGATTCATTCGGCGCATTATACATGCCCGTTCCGGCATAGTGGTTTGAATACAGCCCGTATCCATCAGGCCCGGCAAAACCGCCCGGTGCGTCGTAGCCATCGTTTCGGCCTTCGGGCGCAGCCATAGGGGCGGCTTCAACGGGTGCCGGTGCTGCAGGTGCAGCGGCCTGTGCGGCAACGGGTGCAGCGTCCTGCGCTGTTTCACCCAACAGCGTATCGAGAAACGCATTCTGCCCGCCGCCCTGCGCATTCTGCCCGCCGCCCTGCGCATTCTGCGGCGTGAACGCGCCCAATATCTGATCGAAGGCCCGCGCCTTCATCAATGCCTGCATCAGCGCGTCGTTATGATATTTTTTATCGAACATAGGTTGGCCTAGCTGGTGGCCTTCCATGCCGTTGTACGGCTCGTATTGCGTCAGGGGTGAAGCAATTCCAAGAACGTCTTCCATGCCGGTGTAAGGCGTATATTGGTATAGATGCGCTTGATTGTTTGGCATGGTTTGTCCCCTTACAGGATTGAAGCCAAGAGGCTAAGCCCGCCGCCAAATATCTGCGACGGGCTGGTGTAATTCGGGTTTGGAACCTGTGCCGTGCCGGAAGTTGTCCCGCCTAGCTGACCCGCGCCTGTAGCAATCGCGTTCAATCGTGCGATGTCATCCCATTTGGCGTTTTTCTGCGCGTCAAACTTGCGCATTTCTTCGTTTAGATAATTGCCCGCCAACCCCTCATAGGCCGAGCCGACGCCCATCATTGCCTGTGCAGGCATCATTGCGGTCTGGAACGCCTGCGGCATCGCGTTGCCGTAGTTCTGCATCTGCTGGCTGGCCCAATCCTGCCTTTGCAGCATGGCGCGGTTTGTCAAGTCGCCAATCTCGCGAGCAATGTTGCCCTGGTGCATGGCCCCGCCGTAGCGCCCTGCGCCGCTCATTGAAAGGTCAACGCCCGTTCTGGCGTCCTGCTGTGCGCGGCCCAGCGTGTTGTTGAATGTCGTATCGTTTGAGAAATCACCCTGCGCAATCGGGTTTAGCGTCTGCATCATGCCGCTGTAAGCGGCCATCGGGTTTTGCATCGGCGCGGCTGCGTTGCTCGCCAAACCCTCGATCTGGTTCATACCCGCGATGGTTTGGTTCGCAAACGGCACCACCGTTGTTCCCTGATAAACCTGCGAACCTGTGCCAGCATCAAACTCATTGCCCGCCGCCGCCATGGCTTTTTGAAGGTATGGCTGCGCCTGCGCCCATGGTTCGGTCGCAGATGTCTGCGATGTGGTTGTGGTCTTGCTGCCGCCTGACATAGCTATTCCTCTATCTCGCAAAGGGTTGCCAATCGCTTGGCCTTAAATTTCCGCAACCAGCCGTCACGCAGGTTTGCGCAAACCCGTTTCACGCCGAAATTTTCGGCAAACTTTTGTATATGCGGCATAGCGGCAACCCAATCGCAGCCGCCTTCACCGCCCAAAAACATGATGTAACAAACGCCCTCGCCGCCCCATACTTCAAAGCGCAGCGTCATTGCGTTCTTCGGGTTTTCTATATCGTCCACAAACAGGAACGCCTCACGCCGTGAACACGCCTGATACAGTCCCGCAATCGTCCATCCGCTGCATCGGTTGTGGTTGATGGCCTTTTCCAGATAGGGCGCAACGCGCGGGAATATCGCGTCAACCCCATAATGGGAAACCAGATAAGGCGTCATGCAGGCCGCAATTCCTCGATCAGCGTAACCGTGAATGTCAGGTTATTGGCGGAACTTGTCTTGACCTTGATCGAATGGCCAGACCGCAACACAGGTTCGCCAAATGTCTCCACATTGTTCGTGTTTGCGCTCAATGTTTTAGCATCAAGCAACAACCAGTCTGTAGAGCCGTCATTTAGCCACACAGTCGCGTTCGCCGCCCCGGTCGCCGCAATGTTCACCGATTCCAGAACGGCCCTCACAACGCCGCTGGAAACCGTGTAGACCGTTGCCGCATTTGTATCCGATGGCTTGGAAAAGAACGTTTGCCTTGTGCCGGTTTGGCTGATCTGAATGCTCATCGCCGCCCCGCGCCTTTTGCATACAGCATCACGCCGTTTGCGTTATCCCAATCGCTCGACGCAATGTCGATCCTGGCGCGATGCGTCTTGCCCCTTGACCGAAACCACATGCGCCCGGTGTTGGCGTTTGGCGTCTGGCCGCTGGACCATGAAAGCGCCTCACCATGAAAAGGCCGTTGTGCGATTTTACCCGTCACGTTCGCCTTGTCAGGGTCGCCAACAAGGCGCATTGAATTGACAAATGCATAATCGCCCTTGGCCAGTTCAATGTCATGCGTTTCCAACGTCGCCGCCAGCGATGTTGTCTGGAAATATCCGAAGTCGCCATCGGTATTGAAGCCTGCCAGGGTTTTTACGCCGCTGCCCTGCCAAAAAACCGAATCCATCGGATACGGCAGCGTATCAATCGTGTAGCCAAGCGCCGCCATGCCGTCGATGGTATAACCGGGGCTGATAGCCGAGAAAATGTAATCGACACCCATTGTTGCGCGGGTCCAGCGCCGCAACAGCCAATCGAAGCCCAGCATGTACCGGGAATCGTCAGCGTCCTGTATCAGCCACCAAACCAGCTTCTTTGCCGGGTCGCGCCCGCCGCGCATGACCTTGCGAAAAGATGCATTCGAGTTGGTTTCAATGAAACGGTTCACTCGATCCGCGCCAATCGGGTTGGCTCCCAATCCCTCGTAAAAGCCGCCCTGGTCGTACCAGAAAAACGAATTGCGAACCGGAATGATGCTGTTTGGCGAAAAGCACCCGATTGCCTCATGCAAAACGCGGAAGGTGAACACAAGGTTGCCCGATACACGTTCCATCAGGCGGATTTTTTCATCCTGGAATATCACCGCACCGGATGACTGCCCGACAACGCCCTGCACCTTGCCGCCATCCGGCAAAACCTGCTGGTCCGAGCCGCGCTGGCCGTATGTCCACCATTCGCTGTCATTGACGCCAGACCACGCAACAGCGCGCGGGTCACTGTCCAGCCGTGCCAGCAACAGGAAATCGCCAACCGTGGCAACGTAATAAGCCTGCGGCGCATTGGGCAGCGCTGCAAAGTTCGTGCCGCTGTCAACGTCGATATACTGAACCGCATCCGCGCCATTGGCAGCGATCAGGCGTGAGCCGTATTGTGTCAGAGACCAATCCACGCCATCGAGCGTTGAATAATCCCCGCCCGAAAGCCGCGTCACCTCATCAAATGATGCCGTCGCATCGTTGTATTTATACGCCTTTGCAGCCGTGAAGGCATAAATGTCAGTTGTGCCGTCAGCCTTGCGCACCGTGATAGCGCCACGCGCCGCCGCGCCCAATCCATCGCCAATCGTATCGAAACCCGGCAAACTGCCGTAGCCGTCCTGCTTCGGCTCGACGTTCAAAATCGCGTCAGAAAACTCCGGTGAATAATCCGACAAATCCGGCGCATATTCCGCAAACGGAACCATGATCGGGTTCATGGAGTAATGCTCTGAATATGCAGGCCAGCCGATGCGATTTCCGCTGCATCATCCTGCCCGTGAATCATGCTGATATACCGCTCCAGCGCTGCCGCGTGCTTGGCGTATTCCGCATCATCCTTGATAAATTCTGCCGCTACCATCTGCCCCGCACAAAGGTAAACGTGCGGGTAACGGGTCAAAAGCCAATCTGTAGCGCTGTCGCTGGCAAACGCGCCGAGCCGCGCATAATACACGAAGTTGATGTCATTCGTGATGGTCGGGAACACTCGCAGGCTTGAACCTGTAATCGTGAAATACTGGCCAAGCCCCGATGGCCTGTCAGGGTAAACTTCCTCCGCTTCCTCCATCGTGATGTATTCCAGCGGCCTACGTTGCGATGCCTTTTCGACCACCATGCGCCATTGCGCGTAATCGGTCGGCAAGGTGAACACGCCCGCTGTCGGGGAAAGGTCAACGCTTGTCACCATTTCACGCGACCGCAACGTGGTATTCAGCATGGCCTGGGACAGGGTAACGATGTCAGCCGCTTCCGTGTCCACAATCCCCGCGTCAAACATGAAGTCTGCAATGCGGGTTTTCAGGTCGCCGTAGTTAGCAAGTGCCATTACGCCGCATCCCTATAGTTATGGAATTTTTCGTGAAAACGCCTTGCAAGAGCGGCATGTCGCATGTGTTCGTAGGTGCCTAAATACTTATTGGAAAGGTACGTCCGCCAAGCCCCGCATTCTTTTCTAACGCCGGGATGCCCGCTGCTATTGTTTTTGTACCGCGATTTGTTTTTCACGTTTAGGCTGCGCGGGACATCACGTAGATTTTCAATCCTGTTGTCCAACTTATTTCGGTTAATGTGGTCGATCTCATGTTTCGGCATTTCACCATGGAATATGCACCAAACCAGACGATGCGTCGCATACCTAACGCCATCAACCGAAATCTGCGAATACCCGCGACTATCAACTCTCCCTGCCTCCGAACCGGCCAACGCCTTTCCGGTGCGGTCAACTCGCCAAAAGAGCTTGCCTTCCCTGTATTCTAACAGTTCCTTAAAGCGCTTCTGGTTCATTTAATGCGTCCTCGAAAATTGCGCCAAGGGCGGTTGTTTTCATGGTCGAGCCACCATTTTGTATAGTCCTTATCGCCCTGCTTCAGGCGGGGTGCGATGTCCCGATAAAAGATGTTCATCGGGACACGCGCCACCACTTGACCATCGCCAAAGCGGACGCCCTGGCTTTGGTTGTATCGCTCCTGGTTTTCGGCAATCAGTTCTTGCTCGATGACGTTTTCCTTCTTGCGGAAAAACACGCCATTTTCCTTGTCCACCCAATAGATGAACGTGCGAGACGTGCCGCCATCCGAAAAGCCTTCAAATTCCCATTGATCGTCCGGTATGCGGGACGGATCAATTTTCGTCGGGTCAATCAATGAAGGCATCGGCGCGTTCGCCAATTCGCAGATGCAGCAGCCGCTTGGCTTCCACAGCGTTGATGTTCACGGTCTTGCCTGCAACGCATTTCGCCCGCTCTTGCGTGGTCGGTTCGCGCCAGATTTTGTTGCTTTCGGGGTCTTCGGGAATTTCCAAGTCCTGCACTTCAAACTCGCCGCCTGGGCGATAGTTCTTCAGCAGTTTGACGGGATAGAGTTTCGCGTCTGGAGTGCTTTCCGCAGATTCCATTGCGTCCTTACGGGGTCGGGCCATGTGCCGAGTTCCTCTCGCTTGTTCAATGAAAAAGGGGCCAGCGATTGCCGGCCCCTTCGGTTGTCGTATCAGTGATTACTGGTCGGCAAATGTCGGCGCTGTGGCCGAGACTACAGTGCCGTTGATGTACCAAAGCGTTCCGTCGCACTCAAAGCGGACCCTTGTGCCGGCTTCAGGCACCAGAACGTTGAACTTCGAGTTCGAGTTGCCGTCAGGATAAACAGGCACGACTTCATCGCCTGCTGAACCCGCGTCAGTGTCCAGATGGACAACGCCGCCCACGAAGTAATTCGTGTCGCTGCCTGTCGTGAAGTTCCAATCCTGCGCGTCTGCCGCAACGCCTTTAAAAGAAAATTCAAACCACAGGCCCGCCTTTGGGGTCGGGAGCGTGATGGCGCAATCTGCCGTGAGGTTTGGCATCCAGTGTGTAAGACCCGCATCCTGCGAATCCACGGTATAGGTCGCTGCGTCGGGGACCTGCTTGCTTACGTGTGTAACGGGCATCGCCGTTCTCCTTTCATTTTTCGGAAATGGTTAGGGCGGCAGTTGCCCGCCGCCCGTCACGCATTAGGTGGAAGCGGTCAGGCCGTAGAGGTCAGCGGCTACAGCATGTGCGGCTTCATTGTGCACACACAGCGTATATTCGCAGACCATTACGCGCTTTTCCGCATCGCCCGTCTTGGCTGGCTTCTCGACCTTGATGTCATCGAACACGCCAAGCGAGACCATTTCCGGGTCGATCAGGTAGGCATTGCGGGCAATGGAAGCACCCGCACGGGCCATCTGACGGTTCGGCACAACTGCAATCTCACCGAAGTCGGAGAGGTACATGTCAGCCGCCGCAATGATGGTGTTCTTCTTCGAGGATGAAGCGGCGTAGCGGAAAGGTGCCACGTCCGTGTCGTTCATGAAGGTTGAAAACACCGTCTTGACGTATGGCGAAACCATCAGCGCGGATGGATTGCCGCCCGCGTTATAGGCGTCCAGGATGATGCCATCCAGAATCGCCTTGGTAAACGCGCGCTGGTCGCCATTGGTTGCCGCATCGACAACGCCCGTGCCGCTGTTAAAGCCGCCAGATGCACCGTTTGCGCCGAGTGAATCATTGGTGGCCAGCCAAGCGCGAAATGCGCCAAGCTTGCGGTTGGTTGCGCCGTCGCCAGAGCCAGCGGATGAAGCCTGATTGGAAAGCACGATGGCTTCCATGTCAATCTTCAGTTCCTTGCCCTTCTTGGCCACTTCACGCGCCAGTTCCGACTTCCGGCCCGCCTTGGAGGTCTTCTCCTGCGTGCGCGAAATGATGATTTTCTTGTCGGAAATCTGCGTGTAGTTGCCAACGCGGGTGGTCGGCGTGATCGAGTCATAAGCCCAATCATTGCCTTCCGGCTGGTTGTTGTCGGTATCGACAGAACCGAGCGTGTCGGTCTGCCATTCGGGATGCGTGGATACTACGTTATCGCGCCCGATCAGGGACAGAAACGGGGTTTCTTCCGAGTATGTTACCGCAACGGCATTTAACCGCTGCTTCTGCATGTCTCCATGCAGTCCAGACTATATCATCGCTTTCGCGCGCGGCGCTCTTGGAGGAAATTACTGCCGTTGTCGCCTTCTCTGGCTTTCCTTGCCTGCGCACGAATGCGAACAGGCAATGAATGACTTGCCGGTCACATCGCTTAGCCTTTTGCTAAGAAATGTTCCACACCAAGCACATTTGCCATTCCAGCGACGGTAGGCTCGTCCTCTAGTCGTTACACCTTCCTGAATGTTTCCATCCAGGCTTGGCTCGGGATTGCCCTCAGCACCACCTGTTAGGGGTTTCCCCGAGTTCACCGCGTTTTCATTTTCTGCAGCATGTACCGCCCAATGACACCTGCAACACAATGTTAAGCCATTGCTGACTTCCCACCGCAATTCAGGATATTCTTTGAACGGCTTTATATGGTGCGCGTGCAACTCAATATCTGTTGCCCCGCAATGTTGGCACGTTGCCTTTTATGCTACAGAAACGGCCCTAAATTCAAGGCGTAATCTGCCAGATTTTGTCTGCGAGTTCTTCGCGGTTTCCTACCGCGCTGTACGTTTCGAAGGTATTGGATACCTGTGCCATGTTGATAGCTCCTAAAGGTCAAAGTCCATGAGAGCGTCAACAGCAGCCGTAAGCGATCCAGTCTTGCGCAGGCGGTCAGCCTTTGCCTTTCTGGTTTGTGATTCCTTGTTTGCCGTGGTTTTGACCTTGGAGGCCGAAAGCATCTTTGGCTTGTTTTCCAGTTTCGCTTTCGCCGCTGGTTTTGCCTGCTTGATTTTCTGGTATGCCAGAGCGTCAAGCATAATTTCCAGCGCCCGCGAGTCCGTGAACGTCGCGAGTTCTTCCGCCGAAACACCATACGTCTTTGAAAACGTTTCGGTGAGTTCGGTATAGGTCTGCTTTGCCTTTTCGGGGTTTTTCAGGTGCGGTCGCCTTTCCAGAAGGCGGGATCGTTGTTCCTGAACAAACTGCCGGGTTTGCTCCTGTGCTTCCTGTAGCTGGCGCTGCCGGTCTTGTTCCGACATTGCCTGCATCTGTTGGAAGTGAAGCATTTGGCCTTCATATGCTTCGCGTTGCTGCTGGTATTCGAGCCAAGCAATCGGATCTTCCGATGGCGATTCGGTCGGAGCCAGCGGCTGTTGCGGCATATAAGCCTGTTGCCACTGCATCAAGAAATCGCGCTGTTGTGCTATCTGTTGCGCGGTTTGCAATACACGCTGGCTGTTTGCCTCCACTTCCCTGGCCTGTTCGGCAAGTTCGGTGGTTTTGCGCGTGTAATCACGCTGGAAATCGGCAACACGCTGTTGCACTTGTCCGAAATCGGCTTTCAGTTCCGCAAGGGTGGCCTTACGACCGTCGCCAAGGTCAACAACGGTTTCGTCATCAAGCGTTGCCGCTTCTGATTCTTCCGCGTCTTCGTCGGTTTCGTCGTCAGATTCCTCGTCGTCGCTTTCCGCGTCTTCGGTTTCCTGCGTTTCCTCGCCGTCATCCAATTCTTCATCAGATTCAGGTTCGGGCTGTTCATCCTGGACGTTTTCCTTTGCCGGTCCCGGTTCTGGGGGGCTTAGGATGTCTTCCAGCGCCGCTGCGCCTTCATCAAGTGTCAGCGGTTCGCTTGAAGCGGTCCCATTCGGGAGGTCGCTATCTTGCATGTAAGTGGTCCTTCTAAGGGATTCGGCACGTCATCCGACGTTCCTTTTGAATGGCGATCCATTAGGAGCCATTATTTGCCGTTCGGCAAATTCTCTATACCTGCGTCGTGTCTCCGTCAGCGTTCAACGCTTCGACATACCTGTGCAAGCGCAGCATAAATTCCTCTGCTGCGCGATAGGTAGCCTGTGACTTACGGATTGCATCGGCATCGGTGGCATCTGCTGCCGCCAATTCCCGCAAGCTGTCCGCCATGATGCGGGACACAGTGAGATTCAACACCGGGTCTTTCAGAAGCCTTTCAGCTTCCACCGCCAATTGTTCGTCTGTGAAATCCATTACCCAGGTTCCCCGCCCATGTGGACGCCGCTGGTCGCCACCATCGTAGCACCATTGACGTTCGTAGCGTGCAGGCCCAATTCGCGCTTGATCTGCAATTCAGCTTGCATCTGTTCCCGCTTCAATTGCAGTTCCGCCGCAAGCTGCTCTCGCTTCAATTGCAATTCGGCAGTCAACTGCTCCCGCTTGATCTGAATATCGGCTTCCATTTTCTGCCGGGTTTGTTCCGTATCCGCCATAGCCTTTTGCTGCATCAACTGCGCATCCATCTGCGCTTTTTGCTGTTCGGCCTGCATATCGAATTGCGTCTTTTGCATTTCCATCTGCATCTTGGCTTTTTCGACTTCCGCCTTCGGATCAGGTTGCGGCTGCTGTGCAATCTGCAACATGCGCTGCAAGTCTTCCGGCGTGAAATCGATGTGGTAATCATCCGCATTGCGAAGGCCAGCCGATTCACCAATCTTGACCAGCGTCTTTACAATCTTTGGCAGGTATTCCAGCGCCTTTTGCGGTTCGTTCCGATCGGCCAATTGTGCCGCCATCATGGTCTGGTGCTGTAGAACCTGACTAAGCATCATCATGTCGCGGTCTTTGGAGCCTGTTCCAAGCCCTACATTGACCACGCAGTCCATTTCCGCGTTCCAGTGGCGCGGGTCCATCTGCACCCATTCACCGCGCAGCCTGACCACTTCCTGGCGGTCCTGGTGCTTTACATACAGCCGCAATAGCTTGCGCCCGACATTGGCCCAGCCTTCTGCCATGTTTCGCGCCAGCAATTCCTGTTTCGCGCGGGATGCATCATGCGCGTTCTGGTTTGCCGTGGCTGACTGGTTCTGCAAGGCTTCGGCGTCCAGCGCCATTGCCATCTTGGAAACGCCTGTGCGCTTCTG